CTCACTGCACGATTTGCGGCCACGCCGTAAACCTTGCCGAACGTACTCGGATTGCCGAGCAGCCCAACGCGGCGGTCAAGCTCTGCTAGCTTTGCGCGGTCTGGCTCTATGCGAATTCTAATCCCCATAGTTCCCCACCATCGGATTTGTAGGAGTGTGTTCGGGCTGCCTTTTCGTGCGAGACAGCCTTATCTCGAACACTCCTTTATTATTAATCAGGCTCACAATAAACCAATTTTTGCCATCAATGGGCAGCAATTCGGTCGGCTCAGGGATGCGCACAAAGTCCTCTTCGCGCACAAATATTAAGCCTTCGCCAATGCCGCTGCCCATCGCTGCTAAGTCTGAGCGGTCTAGGATGCGGTTGTCATCTTGGATGACGGGCATCTGCTTGCCGCCGACATTGCGATAATCTGCAAGCTCGTCGAGGTTGAAAAAGACGGCGCTAATGTCGTCTTGAACCATCTGCTTGTAGATAGACAATTCGGGCGCAGCAGGCGTATTGACAGCAGTCTCAGTCACTATGCAGCAGCCTCTATAAGCTCGATGATTTGCGCTTTTGTAGCATCTTCTTCGACCTCAATGCCGTGGCCAAGAGCGATACCTACAAGCTCTGCACGATTCATGCGCTTGAGTGATTTTTCAGGCGCGGCTTCGGGTGCGTCGGCTTCGGGTGCGTCGGGTGCTTCAGCTACAGGCTCGTCAGCTATGACTTTGTCGCTGTGTGCCACAATAATCCCGTCTTTGAGATATGGAGCGGCTTCAGCATCAGTCATAGGAATTGTCTTAGCTGGGCGATCTTCGGCTGGGGGCAGGTATTCCTGCCCCTTGAATCTCACAGTCCAGCCATTATTAGCTATGTATTTCTTAGTCATCAAACTCACCTATAGCACTTTCTGCACGTACCATGAGCGCATGTCGAAAGGTATCGGCATCGCTCGTGAAGTTACGAGAGTTTCCTCGCGTGGTGGGCGTGCTTCTTTGTGGAATTCTTGAATATAGCGACCAGGTGCCCAGTGCCATTGCCCGTCAGGGTCTTGCCACATGTGCGCACCGAATCCGATTTTATTTCTCTTCGCATCAGGTGACACATACATGACTGTCCCAGGTGGTAGGTGTGGTGTGGTCGTGCCTGGGATTGTGCTGTTTTGCGTGTACAGCGTGACCCACGGGTCAGTTAGTACACCTACAGGCTTTGCAGCGCCATACTTGACAATTTTTTCAGGTGCGATTTCGCCCATTTCAAAACGTCTCAAATCGAGAAGTTTTTGGATAGTCTCATTGCTATACAGCGCTTTCCAGACGTCAGGAGCCATGTAGATTTCGTCTACTGCGTGACCTTCGCGAGCTAGCTTGTCGCAGATGCGGCGCATAGAGTCAAGGATATCAACTCCTGTTTGCCCCCATCTTTCGCCACCTGTCAGGACTTCTTTATTTTCGAATCCGTAATCCAGGACGCGGTCAACGCCATCACCAACAATAGGGATGATACCCGCCGTCATGAATTGCGCCCACTGCAACTCAATTAGGTTATCTACAGCGTCAGCGCAGAACTCCAGGTCCTCTGCTTGCAGGGCTGCAAGTCTAGCCATGACATTATTCGGGCTGTATGCGTTTTCGCCAAAAGCACGCTTCTTGAGGTGTGAGCCTGTGATAATCCTGCGCTCTTGTAGCTTCGGAGTCATGATTTCGTTGACCTTGAATGTGCTGCGTTCAGTCGGCTCAACGGTTATGTCCTCGCCTGCATAGCGAGCTACGGGCTGACGATATACATCGTGGTCCCACTCGGCAATCTCTGTGTCAAAGAATTCTTCGCCGCCACCTGCAAAAGTGGTAGAGAAAAATGTGGACTTTGGATTGCGAATCAGTACCGGGGGTAGCTGGGTTCTTGGGTCGAACCTGTCAATGTGCCTAGACATTATGAGCCACCTCCTAGCGCTTCCGAACCATCAATTGTCGGTGCCGGGTTTTGTGGTCTGACAAAGATTTGTTTATCTTTTGCATCTGCAAGTTGCAGCGGTGTCAGTCCTGCACCCATGACCTCTTCAATGACGTTTTGATTGAACTCGCCACTAAACGCGGCAGCAGCACTGCCACGCTCAAACTCGTTGGCAACATCTACATCATTAAAAAGGATGCACTTAATCTCCTCGCTTGAGCCTGATATAGGCATGTATGTGACGCCATTTGTGCTGGTAAGCGGCGTACCGCGCTTCACAATGCCAGAGCCATCAGCTAGAGTCACGTCTAGCAGCTTCAGCGGTATCAGCGTACCGCTGACCAGGTTATCGACAGTCGAGCCGTCAACATCTGGTCTGTATAGATTCACTCTCGCCATGACTAGCCACCCCCATTGAGCGTTTTCTGCGCTACAAGCTCGCTATATGAGCGAGGGCCGTTATGAGCTACAACGCCCATATTGCTTACGCTTCTTGCGTCACTCTTTATCGCGCTAAGTTGACGCGAGTTACGACCTGTGCGGCGACCGCGTGATGCCTGAAACGGAGTTTCTTCGTCGTCAGCTACCTCGTCGTAAACTTCTGCGGCGATTTCTTCGGGCAGCTCGTCGCAGATTTCGGCCTTGCACTCTTTGGCAATTTCTTCTGCTGCGTCCACTGCCTCTTCGGTCGGCAAGTAATCCTCTAGAATTTCCTTGCAGGCCTCGTAGACAATTTCGTAAACATTATCTTCGAGTACGTCTTCAACTTCGTCTGCGATATCCTCAATCACTTCGTAGTCATCGCCCAGCTCTGCGCGAAGAGCGCGTTGTGCCTTATTGCGGGCGCGCTTGCGTGCTTTTGCCTTGCGCTTGCGGGTGCGTGATGCCTTGCCGCGTCGGGCTTCTGCGTCTAGCTCTTCGACTTCAACGGTTTCGGTAAGCTCTTCAGCATCATCCACTTCATCATCGTATTGGATTTCTGCGCCGCAATTGGGGCAAGTTACCAAGTACAATTCTGCACGATTGCGGCGGCGTGCAGCTTTGGCGCGGCGTACACGAGCTTCATATTCTGTAGCCTCTTCGATTGTGCCGTCAGCTACTTCTTCGGCATCTGTGTCGAGCGTGCATGATTCATGACACTCAGGACATGTTAGTTCGACTAGCTCTGCACGATTGCGGCGCGATTTTCTTGACATGGTGACGCGACGACGTGACTTAGCGGCTAATCCTTTCCTTTTCTTTTTGCTCATTGCTGAGACTCCTTTCATTCTCTTCCAGTCAATTCCTATTCCAGCAGACTCTTTTTCTGCATTAGAATACTCAGTAAAATCTATCTTCTTGCCAGCAAAGGCGAATACGCCAGGTCGAATCATGGCGGCTGCTTTTAGCGGCTCCTTGCCAGCAGGAGTGATAGCATCTGCTAGCCCAAAATCAATAGCCTCTTGAGCTGTTAGCCACGTTCCTTCGCCGTGCTCTCCTTCGAGCAGAGCGTCCACCTCTTCGTAGGTCTTGCCAGTCTTTTTCATGTAGGCCTGCATCATTGGCTCGCGGATACTTTTAAGCTGCTCTGCAAGCTGCTCTGCTTGGATGGCATTCATAGATTCGAAATGCAGCATAGTAAATGGGTTGTGTAGCATCATCTTGCTACATTCTCCTATGTACACCTTGTCGCCTGCGCAAGTAATGATTGTGGCAATGCTTGCTGCAATGCCTTCAATGTAGATATTGACCTGCTCTGAGCGCTGATTCAAAAGTTCATACATCGCAAGGCCTGCGAAAACATCGCCCCCATTGCTGAAAATATGGACATCAAGCTGTCCGAACTCACCTAATGTTTTGAGGTCGTCGAGCAGACCTTGCGGTGTGCAAGCTCCGCCATCACCGAACCAGTCATCAGATTCTATTTCCCCGTACAGGTCGAGACGGGCGGCTGCTAGGCCGTTGTCGCCTTTGATTTTGCGCAGTGAATAGAATTTCTTATGTGTGCTCACGGTTAATCAGTCCTCCAAAATCTCTTGAGCTGTAGCTTCGTCGAATCCAAATGCAGATGTGAGCAGCTTGACGGCTGCGTCGTGTCCCATAGTTCCTTCATTAACAGCTTCGATAATCGTGATGACTGCCGTAACTTGAGCACCATTAAGCGTAAATGGAGCTTCGTCATCTGACAGCGGTTCATCTCCTGTGATGGGCTCAGCGTCAGTACTTTCTCTTTTCTTTTCTTTGTACTTCGGAGCGACCCCGCCATCGCTGTCAGTGTCTATTTCGATGTCGTCTATCGTGAGCTGAACCATGCCAGCTTTCTTTGCGGTCTTTAGCTCGCGCTCAAGCTCTGCGACATTCTCGTACCAGTCGCCGCCTGTAAGCTCGCTGGTCGCTTGGCTGAGTGTCTTGACTCCTAGCTCGACCTGCTTGCTTGCCGCCATGATTTCTTTGAGTGGGTCGATTTGTGGCAGTGCTGGCCCATTCCACTTGGCTCGTGTATATGCGCGTCTTGCTATGGGGTCAGTCCAGTAACTGGGCGCGTGAATCATGCCGCGTGCTACCGCTTCGTCCATAAATGCTTCGTAGACGGGCTGGCAAAAATTGTTCACTAGCGCAGCCTGCTCGACCTTGAATCCTGCGTTTGCCATATTCAGTGCTGCGCGGGAAGCTGAGTATGAGCTGTCGAATTTTTGTAGCAGCAGCTCGTAAGGCATTTTGATAGCCGGCCCCATCATTTGCAAGGTAGACTCTATAAAGTTTTGATACACGCTAGTCGGGCGCGTGGGGTTAACAGGCACAATCTCTTCGCCCTCACGAGCGTATCTAACAACGCCTGGGCCGAGCGTAATGAGAGAATCATCATCGGCTGCAACATCGCTATCGTGCAGTGCGTCCAGTTCGCCCGGAATAGTACCAGGATCTGACTTGCTTGTAATCACCAGCGTGAACAGCGCTTGAATTTGCGCGGCGGTTGCCTCTGCCTTCATGTAGCGGTCGAGTATCAGGCACAGCTCAATAATGGGTGCTACCAGCGGTACACCCCTGCGCTGACCTGGTCTGACCGTATTCATGATATGCAAAATGTTTGCGCGGCCTGACTCCTCGCCTTGCGCGGTGATGCGCACCCAATCATCGTGCCTGTGGATGCTTGACGTGCTCCATCTGCGCTGCAATGGGTGCTTGACAGATATCCAGTACGCAATCACCTGTCCAAATTGGTCAGTTTCAACGCCGCCAAAAGTATCATGCTCGCTGTTTGCATCGGTAATGATGCGGCGGTCTTTCGGGTCGTCGATACAGTCAGCTTCGATGACGTGCATCTTGAGCGCAAAATTATCATGGTTGCGGTCAATCATGGGCAGCGTTACGAATACGTCACCGCTCTCGTCGCGCGAGCGTGCTACCAGCCTCGTAAGGTCGTAGAAATTATTAGTACGCCTGTAATCACAAGCCTTTGATTCGGCAAACATTTCCCATGTCCGCATCACTTGAGATTTCCACTTTTGCGCATCTTGCGGCGACATATTGAGGTAGTCAGCATCGGGAGTTGGTTCAAGTCTCAGCCCTGAGCCGACAGTATTTGTGGTCTTGGTTTCATACAGCCCAGCGATTATCGGGGCTTCCATTGAGAGCTGACGGCTGCGCTGCCTAATGATAGGCAAATTCGCGATGATGTCGTCATCGGGTGAGCCGCCCTGCCATTCCCAGCCCTTGAATACAGGCTTAGTGAGATTGGCGGCCGACTGCGAGTATCCACTATTTAAGAACTCACGAACTGCACTTGCAACCTTCGCGCGCTCTTTTGCGTTTTGTGCAGGTGTCGGTCTGTCAGCCATCGCTAAATGCCTCACCTAAGAGTGCCCCGCAGCGGCCGCAGTCGAGACAGTTAATGCCAGAATGTACGATGCACACTTCATTCATCGCAGCAGTCTTTCTTTATGGGCCTTGAGGTGCATTGCGGCAGGCTGTCGATTTCGTCTACCAGCTCTTTGACGAAGCTATTGCCTTTGAGCGCGTAATATTCTGTAGCCATATCGTGCACGCTGTCACGCATGTACAAAGTCGTGCAGCCCGATTCTTTTGAGCATTGATGCGCTTTGACGATGTTATGCTTCAGCATTGATTTGACAGCCTGCTCAAGTGCTTTGCTTTTGCGCCATTGCGAGGTCACAGTCGCAATCAGCGCTGATACGCCAGCAGCAATCAGAATTAACTCAACTTGCATGATGTAATACACGAGCGGCTGCGGATGTTCCATCTATTACCCTAGCGGGACTACGCGCTGGAACCGGCCGCCCGGATATTCGAACGCGTCAATGATATCTTCAAGCTCGTCAATCTTTGACTGAATAGCTGCAAGCGATGCTTTGCTCACTGAGCGTGACCCCTCGCTGTACTGTTGCGCACCGCCGACAATTGCCTTTTCAGCCGCACGATAAAACTCCAGGTCAGCTTTTGCCTGGATTAATTTTCGCGCGCGTCGTCTCTGTGCCACAGTTCCCATGCGCACTATTGTAACGGATTGTCAACGTGTAATCAACAGTTTGGTAACGTCGATTTGACAAATTTTATTACATATGTTGCATCTTTAAAATACTATAACATCCGCTGCGCCTGCGTTGCGGTCACGCTTTGGGGCTTGCTTTCGCGCCTTGAGCTTCGTCGGGTCAGGTGTCGGAGCTGTTGCCCACGGCATACGCGCGGCTTGCTGTGCTAACCATTTTTCCTCATGCGGCAACATGATGCTCAGAGCTGCGCGTGCATACACGCGACAGTCCAGCGCTTCATTGCGCGCTCCCGATGGTAACATCCACTTGTACTCGGTAAACCCGCGTTTGTTGCGCGCAGCTATTCTCTTCTCAGCTGTCAGCATGGCGAAGTAATCATTGCCATATCCGCGAGCTGACAGGTTCTCCCCTGTCTCATTATCGCGGTCTTTTGACATGGGGAAGTGACAATAACCCGCACCAGGATTGCCGACACGCAGCCATGAATACACGCTTGCCTTGATGCCATCGACCCCTGCCATAAACAGCTTGACGCTGTTATTTTTCGCTTTGCCGGGTCGTGTGATGGGGAACTTGTCGCCCGTCATTCCTTTGACCGCGTACACGCCGCGAGGCTCGCGAGCCTTGCAGTACGTGTAAACTTGCGTGGTCATGTGACCGCCTGTGTCTATGGCAGCGCGGGATATGGCCAGCGCCTTACCGCTGCCATACTTGAATTGACGCGCCAGCAAATCATCGAGCTTATTCCACACATCACCCTGCCGCGGGTCGCCCCAAATCTCGCCGTACTCTATCCCCCAGCTCTCAATGCCAGCACCCCAGCCGACAACCTCGTAAGCGAGCCTGTCATTTTGCACGTCGATGCCTGCGGTCAGTGCGCACACACCGTCAGGCACTTCGGCTGCGTACACTTCGCGCCGCTCAAGCAGCGCGTGTTGTTCGACGACCTCGCCTGGCAGCTCCCAAGTTTCTGCGAGTCTTTGATTGACAAATTGAATGCGTGCTGAGTGGTCGCCTGACTTACTGCGGCGGCTGGCCTCTGCCCACTCGTCTACAAGATCTGCCCATGTAAGTGTTGCGCTGTCTAGCGCAGTGACATGGAATCCGCGGATATTATGGTCGGGGTTTTGTGCTATCCACTCGCCAGGCGCAGCCGTCCACTCGCTGCGGGTATGTGATGTGCCGCAGTGCGGACACGCCATCTTCATGCTCGCGAAGTCAAGCCTCCCCCACGCAAACGGCGCGCGCTCGTCGCAGTCTTTGTCGGGGCACTTGTGAGTCCACTGCTCGCGGGTGCTATTTTCATATTCGGACTCGATGCGGGACTGCCCTTTGACGGTCGGTGTGGATGATTTGACCAGCTTGCGATTGGGGAATCCCGTTGTGCGGATTGCTGCCATCTTTACGGGGTCGCCTTGCCCGTCCAAGTCGCGCGGTGCTTCGTCTACCTCGTCAAACAGCACAATTCTTATCGGACGCGACTTGAGCGACGACGAGCTGTTAGCACCCGACAGCACGAGATATCCACCTGGGAATGACTTCTCGAGGACTTTGTTCTCGCCTGAGCGTGATTTCTCTTCTGGGAACTTCTCTCGGAGCACTGCGGTATCACGAATCATGGGCGTGATACGCTTGCCTGAAAACGACTCGGCTGCGCTAATGGTCGGCTGCACAATCATTATCGGGCAGGGGTCACAGTCAGCATGATACCCGAGCACGTTCATCATGACGTTGGTCTTGCCCGTCTGCCCTGCCATCATCATGACAACTTCGCGCTGCGAGGTGTCACCTATCGCATTCATGATTTCAGTCAGGTACGGCACGAAGTCATTGTGCCACGGCCCAGGTGCAGCCGTTTCCTCACTTGATATAATGCGGTTGCTCTCAGCCCACTCGCTTATCGTGATGCGTGGCGGAGGTGCTAGCAATCCCAGCAGCCGACCAAACAGCGCAGCAGTGTTAGCGAGTGCCTCACTCGTCGCTGGTTGCGTCACTTGCGCTCACGCTCCCACCAACAAATT